TTAACGATTACCGCCGCTTTGTAAGAACCATAAGTAGCAATAAGCCCGACTAACATCTTGCCTACTGTTTCGTAGTTCTTCACAAGCGAAGTGGCGGTCTGCATTCCGGCGGTCATTATTCCCTGCGAGGCGGTTCCCATTCCGTTCATCATATCCTGCACGGCTCCCTGAAACTTCGCTTTCACGCCGTTCCAGCCATCGCTTTGCTTTTGAAGCATACCGTGAAACTTGCCGCCCTCTTCGGTGGCGGCTGCGAAAGCATCGGCAACCATTTCCGCGCTTATAGCCCCGCTGTTCATGCTGTCTTTCAGCTCTCCGATGCTCTTCCCTGTCTTCTGCGNNAGCAAATGCCTGAGCCACCATTTCGGAAGAGACAGCTCCGTCCGCCATTTCATCTTTCAGCTGTTTCATTGACTTCCCTGTTTGTTCGGAAATGATTTTCAGCGGATTGAATCCGGCATTAATCATTTGCAACAGGTCCTGTCCCATGAGTCTTCCAGCAGCGTGCATTTGGGCAAAGGAAAGCGACATGGCGTTGAACCTGTCCTTGTTGCCCATTGTAACATCGCCGATTTGTTTAAGAACAGGAATTACCCGCTCGGTTTCGATGCCAAAGCTGAGAAACATCTGTGCGCTGCGGGCGAGGTCGTCGAGCATCAGCGGCGTGGACGTGGCAAAATCTTTGATTTCGTTGAAAAATGCTGCCGAACGGCCTTTGCTGCCAATAAGCGTGTCGAACGAGATTTGAAAGCTCTCAATCTGTCCGCGCACGTCCATCACCGCCTTGCCGAACTCAAACGCCTTGGCAATGGTAAAGGCGGTTCCGACCGTTTTCGCCATGCGTTTGAGCGAAGCGTCCAGCAAATCGGTTTTCATCCGGGCGTTGTCAATGCCGCCCGAAAGCCTGTCTCTCATCAAAAATTCTATCTCTACCGGTTTCATTTATTTCCATGCAATCTTGATTGGTACATTTCCGCTATCCGGTTTTTGATTGCGCCGGACGGCGGTGTTTCCCTGTCTGTTTTTTTGTCCTTTACATAGCGCGGCGCGTCGTAAAGCATCATTTGCAAAGTTTGCAGATTTACTCCCCACAGGATATGTTTCACGCTCCATCCTGTGGCTGATGCGATTTGCCATATAAATCCAAAGAGGCTATGGGAGCCTTCATAGCGGCTCGTTAACTCCCCTTTATTTTTTGGCTCACATTCATTGGACTCGTCATCAGTGTCGCTTCCAACGATGTGATAATAGTCTCGAAAGACTGTGTCCCAAGCAGTTCCACAAACTTGGCGTAAGCGGCTTCCAAATAAATTTCCTCTACCGCCCACCGCAGAATCCAAGCTGCTACTCCCGAAAACAGGTAGCCCGAAAACATTCCGCGACAAATTCCAAGGGCGATTATCCGTGTCAGAGTGCATCCGTGGACGGCTCTGAATCGCATCCGCTCTTCCATGCTGTAACGCCTGTATTCAGCAAGCGTTACACCCATTCCCAGATAAAGACGGTCAATCCGCATCTTGCTGCCCATACAGGGACGTTTCATCGTGATACGGATTTGAACCGGCTTCTTACGGAATGGCAGGCGGAAAGCTTTCAATGGTATGCGCACGCCCACATCGAGAAGCGCATCAGCTACCTCCTGTTCTATCGTGAACTTACCGCCGTCCATTTACGCCTCCGCTTCCTCGTAGTCGCTAATTGAATAGGGCGATCCGCCGCCTGCGGGCATCATTGGAGTTACTTCGCAATAAACCTTTGCTACGCCCGACATATTGATTTTGTCGCCAGGGTAAGCTGAGACAAGCCCGTTGGGAATGTCGAGCAAGTGTCCGCTGTCGGTTACCACTTGCAGGTGTCCGTTGATTCTTACGAGGTCGGAAGGCGCGTTCCAGCCGGTAGGAGCCTGCTGTGTTCCCGAAATGGTTCCGCCCATCAAAGCCGCCAGCTTGTTGTAATTGATTTGAATGAGCTCGAATTTCGGCTTGATGCTTCCGTTTTTCTTTGGAATGACGAGTACCGGCGATCCTTTCACTTGCGCAGCATTCACTTCCACCGTTTCTCCGGATGCCCCGCCGAGGTCGAAGCTGTCTGATTCGATGTAGCCGATTTCTTCGGGCGTTCCCGCGCCGGTCGCAAATTTCACTTGGGCTACCCCAAAAATAAATTCCTGTGCCATTTTATTTTTTGATTTTAATTGATAGAATAATTGTTATTGCTACACCGGCAATAAAGCCGATTGAAAGTAGTTTGAACGGCGATTGAATGCCTGTTGAAACCTCTTTTTCCACTTCGTTTTTTTCTGCCGAAGTATCGCCGCGTATTCGCGTGAGTTCCCGCTCGTAATACTCGCACAGTGCTTGCAGGCTATCACACGAAGCTGATATGCGTATAGTGTCGCCTGTCCGGCTGACAGCCACGTTTGCCCTGCCGTTCTTTTCGGTAAACGATGCACCCGCCGGAAGGTCAAGCAGGTTCCGAATCGGAACTGTCAGTTTCACTTTCGCTTCCGGTAGCGGTATCGCTTTCAGCATCCGGATTTCGGATACGAGGCTGTCGGTTCGATTTTCTGACTTTCTTTCCGTTACTGACTGTTTCGCTGTTCTGCAACTCGTGCTGAACAGGGCAATCAGGATAATACCGGCAACAGTAAATCTTCGACACAGCGCGGCGGAACTTGCCAAGTTCCTTATGCAAATCGTCCAATTCATTTTGTACATCTTTTAATGTTTGCGAAATATCTTCGTAAAGCGTTTTGTAGGTATCGTGAATCTCTTTTGTTTCGCGAAGTTTCCGCAAAACTTTACTGAAAAGCCAAGCCATGACGGCGCCCAGCCCGCCGCTTGGTATCAGCCATTGCAAAATGGTAGTCAGGGTATCCGTCATAGCTCAATCCTCCTTTGTCTATTTATTCGTTGCAGCCTTTTTTCCGAACAACCCAAACAGATCCGTAATCAATCCGGTATCGAACAAGCCATTAGCGGCTAAACACGCTCCGAAAGCATACAATAGGGCTAACCAAATACTTAATCCGTCAAGGAAACCCAAGTGTAACAGCCAACCGGATAATGTTATGGCAATACCAACCACCCAACTAAATACTTGCACCCATATACTTGTCGCGTTTGGAATCAGCCGCTTTCGCAGGAACTGAACAGCAACAGGAATAAATGCCACCAATGCAAGGAAAGTAGAGAAAATACCGTCCTGTATAGCCGGTTGTTCGTAAGCAGCTTGAACCGGAGCGGAATAATCCGGCGCGTCTGCCGATTCAGAGGGTACGGCATAAGCGATATTGTCCGGTTGGGGAATATCTGCCTGCGCCGTTTGCGCAAATACAAACACACTGAATGTCAGTAATAACAAAAATAAGAATCGTTTCATTTTTTACTTGATTTTATGCTTCTTGCGAAGCGGTTATTAATTATTGGTTGATACCGATTTGTTTAAGCCACTTTTGCACATCGAAACTGGGGCAGGCTTTTTTCGCCACTTCGTTATGTCCGATGATTTTCACATCAGGGAAACGCCGGTGGAAATCTTTCACGTAGTTTTCCATTGCGTTCAACTGTCCGGGCGTCCGGGTATCCTTTGGCGTTTTGCCGTCCTTTGCCACGCCGCCGGCATAGACAATATGTCTGCTGACTGAATTGTATCCGGTTGCGCCATTGGTTACTTCCCATCCGTCCACGTAAGCATCCTCGTTGTTTTGCACGAGGCGTTCCACCTTTCCGTCCAAATGTACAAGGTCGGTATATCCTACCTGCGACCAGCCACGCCCGCCCTTGCTTACCGGATCGGTGTGCCACTTGCGAATATCCGAAGATGTTACTTCGCGGCCTTCCGGCGTGGCGGTGCAGTGGATTACCAAGTATTTCAACGCTTTATTCATTCGGCTTTGAATTTTGCCAAACCGCGGCTGACCACATCGTTGGCGCGTTCTTCGTCAAACTCCAATTCCTGACCGACTACAAACAGGGTTTTGTGGTCGGTTTTGTCGCGGAAACGTTTCAGCACGACAATCACTTTGCTTGTCGGCGTTTCGTCCGGATACGTGTTTTCAACTTCATCCTGCTTAGTTTCCGTTTCCACGGGATTCTGCGTTTCCGCTTGCATGTTTTCATTTACCGGCGTTTCCTCCGGCTTCGCGCTCGTCTGATTTTTTGCTTCTTTTGCCATAATTTAAAATTTTAATGTTTAACCTTCGGCTACTTCTTCGGGTACAAAAGCACCGGTTTCGCGCCAGTCCAAAGCAATAAATTCTTCGCCAAAGCCGATGTTGGTATCTGCCTTCATCAGCATTTTGAAGAAATAGAGTTCGCTGGCATTTGCCCACTTGTCTATTTTGATGACGTTTTCGTCATCCTGCAAATTGACGGCGGCATACAGGTTGCCATCCGAGCCGGGCGCACAGGGAGTTGCCACGAGCAAGCCGTTAGGCCAGTCCACAAGCCTTTCGATTTTTATCCCCTTGTAGCGTTCTTTCGCTTCTTCGGTATATTCCGCGCCTTTGTGATGCAATGCGGTAAGTTCCGCATCGTAAGTATCGAAGTCGTCAATGCTCATCAGGATGCGCAGGTTCACATTGTTGCGAAGCGTGGTAGGAATACCGGATCGAAGCACGGCCAAACGTCCAAGCATCGTGTCAGCCGATCCAACAGGCAATTTCACAACATCCTCGTCGGCGGCTGCCTGTGTCAGGATTCCGTTCATAAGCAGCGCATCGTCGTTGCCTTCCTCGTACTCGCCGTTGATGTAGAGGTAGCCCAGTTCCTTTTCGGTCTGCTTGAGCAATTCGCCGATCAGCACGGATTGGATACTGGGAGGCAGTTCCGTAAACACGAGTTCGCCTTTGGGCTGGAACGGACGCCAGATATGCTCGAAAGCACGGGGGTTGAATACTGTGAACGCCATCATATCATGGGGTGTCAGTTGCTTTTCGCTGTAAGTAAAGTTTCCCTTGCTGTCAGCCAGTTGCGGGTTTTCCTTCTGTTTCTGCAACATGCTTCCGCTTTTGATGCGCGGAATGGATATTGCCTTGTGTACGCCCGGAATAACCATAATCAGCCCTTTGCCCACCAGTTCGTTGCTGGTAGTGGCAAGGGTAAGAATTTCTTCCAGCAATTCACTGGAGTAATTCGTGGTGTTTAATCCTAATACTGCCATTTTTTGTTAGTTTTTAAATTGATTTCTGATTTCTTCCTGTCTTTTTTCCCATGCGCCTGCGGGATTTCCGCCACCCGTCAGGTGGTTTACGACACGCTTTTTGGCGGGAATGGCATTCAGGGCAGCCGTGCCGTTTTCGATGTCTTTGTCCAGCAATGCCTGATACACCGGGCGGTTTTTGGCGTTGATGCGTCCATCGGCTTCGGCAGCATCGAGCAAATTCTTTTTAGCGGCGTCCTCGTCCGCTTTGGCTTTGTCTTCAAAGACTTTCAGGCGGGCGGTCAGGTCATTGACCTGCGCAGTCAAGCCGGGTATTTTTCCGGCTTCGGTTTCGAGACGCCCCACGATACGCATGACGTCATCGTCCGTTGCAGCATCCTTGAACAACGGTCGTTTTCTTAAATCATCAATATTCATTTGATTTTTGATTTGTGGCTTATGCAGCCGGTTATTAAAAATTTGATATATCTGCTCAGGCGTACTGTCTTCCGGTACCGGCTCGGCATCGTAAATGCCGTCGATGAATCCGGCTGACAGGGCTTCGTTTGCATTCAGGTAGTGGTCTTTTCCGTCGAAGTAGGCTGTGCGGATTTCGTCGGCGGTCATGCCGGTCTTCCTTGCATACATGTCGCAAAGCGAGCCTTCCAGCGATTCTATCTGTTCGATGACCTCTTTCAAATCGCCTTTCGTGCCGTAGCATCCGCCGGA